CTGGCTGCGGCCAAGCAGCAGATGGAGGCCATGAACCAAGAGATGCAGCAGATGTCTGGGATGCTCCAGAACGTGCAGAAGTCGATGGAAGCCCGTGACCTGTCGATCAAGGAGTTTGAGGCCGAGATCAAGGCGTACCAGGCCGAGACGCAGCGCATCAGCGCGGTGCAGGCCGGCATGTCCGAGCAGCAGATTCAGGACATCGCTATGGGCGTCGTGGCGGCTGCGATGGAGAGCAACAACCTGAACGCGCAGGTGCCTGAGATGCCACCCGAAGGAGCCATGCAATGAGCACCGCCGCAGACTTCATGGGCCTTTTGTTCTTGGCCCGCGACGTAGCCCACTCGGTGCATCTGAACACGCGCAGCTACTCCAAGCACCAAGCGCTCAACATCTTCTATGATCGCATCATCGGCGCGGCTGACGACTTTGCTGAGACGTACCAAGGTCGTCACGGGTTGATTGGGCCCATCACCTTGCATTCGGCC